AGATGTAGACGGTAAAACGCACATAAAGTTACTAAAGTTTACACTTATTGCCCCTTATTTGCCCCTTTTTATAAAAAAAGACTTGGCAGCATGAGCTACCAAGCGGCATGAAAAAAAACAAAAACATTGAACGTGAAAGTCCGTCTATAGTGTACCTTTACTTAGATTAAATGTCTAATGCTATACACAGAAGACACAAAAAAGCCCGACATAAAGCCGGGGCAGTTCGAGAAATTATCGAAATGATACCAAGTATTCCACTGACTATAGTATCACTTATCTATTGAAATCACAAATAAAAAAAGAGCTATGAGACTAACTCATGGCTCTTTGCCTATGATGGATAATAACATTATAACACAAAAAGGGCCCTCTCTCAAATAGCCTTTTTCGGTGGGCGCAACGGCACCCGTTCCATAAAATTCCATCGGGCTACGTGCACATAGCTTGCATGGCGCTGAACTTAATCAGTCTTTGGAACAGTCAAGACTTACTTGCTGTGGATATATTATAACACAAAAAAATAAAAACCGCTCGAAAGCGGTACTTATTCATCAAAACCAATAACATTATAACAAAAAAATAAAAAACGCACCAGACCCCGTAGAGTTACTGGCACTTTCCTAGATGTATTATACCAAATAAAAAAAGCCCCAGCAAACGCTGAGGCTCGACCACTACTGCCATGGTATCCCTACTGCAGTGTGAGGGGAGGTGATATACTCCTTTTCGTTTTATAGTTTTCGCGGTCTGTTAATTACAATTTAAGCGAATGAACCGAATGACGTTACACGGCGACCATTCTCTGATTGACCGACTGCGACATAGCGACGATTACCAGAACCGCCAATGTAACTGATCCAGATATAGCCATCAACGTCGCACCAGCCGTCATAGTTGATAGTTTCACCAGCTCCATAGACTGCCACGATTTCAGCACCTAGACCGGCACCAGCTCGAACGTTAAGAGCTGAGACTTCAACCGTGAATGTTCCGGTTTCCTCGGTAATAGTAATTATACCATCAAACGGGGTTGGGGTTGGTGCAGGGGCTTGTGATTGGTTGTCTGTTGGGAAATAGAACCAGCCCACAATACCGTCAAAATTGCGTGTATTGTAACGAGCAGGGCCGCCAATGTATAGGCTATCAGCGTTGCCGTCAATATTCTGCTCGATAGTTCGCATGGTGTAGCCGTCTGAATCTTCGATAACCAGGCCAGTGTGGCCGTATGAATGCCCTGCGATGTAAGTAGTATCCATGACGAATGCAGCCCCACGGCGTGGGCGACTATCAAGGTTGCCTTCTTGGTTATACTCGACCTCATAGCCTGCTGCTGCCGCTGAGTTTAGTAAGTCAATGGCGTTACCCCAAAGAGCACGGCCAAAGAAGTTAATTGAGATAGAGTTAGGCAGGTCAACGCATTGCATTATCTTAAAAGCACGTCTCTCCTCAAAACAATTTCTTGGATTGACTGTATAACGTGCTCCCTCTTTTATGAGCTTACGCTTTCACGTAAGATGAGACTATATCTTCGTTTTGTGACATTCTTCGAATTCTATATATTTTAAGTTGGCATTATTTTCTTTATTGTATTTTTTTATCGCTTCAATTCTGGCTTTGTATGCTTCTTCTGGAGTTGAGAAAGTTCCAACTTGGATATGTTTTCTATTTACACAAAAATAAGACGAATACCGACCAGCCTTGCTAGTATTTTCACTAACGCCGGTGTAACCAGTTTTATTTTTGTAAACACCTCTATTATTGCAGTTTTCTTGAGGTAGAGCCCATCTGCAATTTTCTTTGCAGTAGTTCCCATTATTGTCTATTCTGTCCAGTTGATGCTTGCTAGAAGGCGGTTCTCCCATGTCTTTATAGAACTGGGAGAAGTCTTCCCATTCATCAGCATAAGTTATACCACGGCCGCCGTATCGGTGAAAACTTGAATAGTTTGGATTTGTGCATCTTTGTCGCATCGCTTTCCAAGCGCTATGGGTTTTCGTTCCAGTCAGCCCGTGCTTTTTCAGTCTTTCTTTGTTTTTGAGTTTTGAAAGACACCCACAAGATTTTGAATATCCGTTCCTTACTTCGGTTATCCTCATTTCTTTTTCATTTCCGCACAAAGTACATTTGAATATCCCAAGTTTCTTCCCGTTTTTATCTTTGCCAGATATTTTTAGCAATTTTAAATAATTGAAAGTAACGCCAATCTCTTTATTTTCAATCGTCTGCATGGGTTAGCCCTCCTTTGTCGTCTAACTCCATTATACCACAAACGTCCCGTGCTGTCTTGCGATTGCAAGCACTTAGTCGTTGAACCTTCCTCCTCTTTTACCAAGGAGGCTCGGCTGCTGATTGCCCAACTATGAATGTTTTTAAGCGTGTCACGTTTACCGTTACCGGTTGCGTTGTAGCCTTCATAGCTTCAGGGTGTCCCAGCAATTCTCGGGATTAGGAACCCAGTTTGTTAAGTTCCCCAACTTCCATCTGCATCAGTACCGACACCAGCGTTAGCTAGGTCTTCTGCAAATTGAATGATGTCGTTATTCATTACCATGTTTTAAGCCTTCTTTCTAAAATCAAAGGCAACCATCCCAAAAAAAGACGGTTACCAGTAAAAAATATATTAATCTTCGTTAGGCTCTTCATATCCGAGCGCACGAGTTGAGTCGCCCAATCCAGTAGTGGTTGGGTCGTTTACCACTCCGACAAGCACAAGAGAGGCAAAGAGTACATTGATAAAAACCAAGATTTTATCAATTGTTTGTCCAAATTCCAATTTGACACCAAAGATATCAGCGAATGCTTGGAAAAGCAATGCCAAAGCTGGCACTACTGCCAACCAAAAGTTTTTATTTTTTAAACGCACAGACCAGTTAATTTTATTCATCAGTTGATTTTTCCTTTCAATTCTTCGATTTCTTTTTTTAATTCTATTATTGTATCGACCAAGCGCTGGAAGTGCCCGTCGTCGTCTACATACCACAAGCCTTGTTGCTTGGAATCGCCAAACGTGCGAGCAAATAACCTACGTTCATTGCCCTCCGCTTTGTTCCTTCGTTCGTTATACGAGTCCCAGATATCTTCTTGCATAGGAGGTAATTCAAAGCCTAGCAAGTTCTCGACAGTGATTGAATTAATCCACTCGTAATCACCAATCCAAGCAGCTTCTTTGGTTTCTGGGTCAATATAGAAGGGTGGATTATCTAAACCGTATAGATTAATACTGCCATCTCCTTTATTTTTAAAAAAATAAAATGGCAAGTTTGTATTCGGAGTCCCGACATCGCCCGTTGCCTCTTCCAATTCCTTCCAAACGTGTGGTTTATCTGGACCATAGTTAGACCACGAGCTCGAATCTTTAAACCATTTCAAGCTCTTTAAATCGTTGATATCCTGCTTGATTTGAGTCATGTCAACGCTACCATCTGAGGTTGTGTTTAGACCATCAACCTTTTTTTCAATCGCATCAGTTCGCTTAAATAGCTCTTTAATATCTCGACCGATGCTTCTAATTGTCTCTACAAGATTCATCACTGTTCCTCTTTTGCTTGATTATATGCAGATAGATAATCTACATCAGTCACAGCGTCAATCTTTTGACCAAGTTCTGTCAACTTAGCTACGATTGCTTCGCTGGTATCGTTGTTTAGAGTACCAATCTTATCTGTGATCTCTTTGAGCGTGTCAAGATTCTCTGGAACTCCTTCACCGAGAATCTCTGCTTTTAGCTGCTTGATCGCCCCGTTTAGTTGCTGTTCAGTGATCCCTGCGCTTGTTTCCTTGTCATTGATTGCTTTACGCAAGTTCTTGATATCTGTACCAATCGCAACGACTACCGCTTCAAGTTTATTTTCTGCCATATTTCATCCTTTCATATTTTAGCTAAGTTGTAAATTGTTACTAGGTCTGGAAGCTCATCTACATTATCGTTGACTAAGCGCTTCCGTACTTCCTCAGCCAACGCTTTTATTTTGGGTCTTCTGTATTGCTAGGGATGTTAGCGGATGGATTGAACGACGGACGAACACGTATTTTAAATTCGTCTGTTGGGAAAATGAACCCATCTAATTTTAATTCCAACTTGTAGTGTCCAGGGGTTACTGCGTCTTTGAATTTGAAGCTGAAACGACCTGATTCTACAGATACATCTTCATACAGAATTACTTTTTTTGCATTGAAAATAGCAAGCTTGCCTGTGCCAGACAGGTCTTTTTTCAAGCCGTCATCGCCCAAAATCTCAAATTCAAATGCCGATGCGGTGTCTCCTGATTTGATTACACAACCGCCGTCAACTTGTCTAATGCTTGTCATGATATCGTTCATCATTCTCGTCAGTCTCCTTTAGAAAAAACTTCTCTTTATCGATATTTTTCTTAACATACTTATCAAAGTATGGGATTTCCACCCCTAGAGATGACAAGCTAGCTAAGATACTAGAGCCGTATGCTGCAATCATGGCAAAGATAAATGTATCTAGGACACCTACCAAGTTCATGAAGACTGCAAACGGGTAGAAGATTGCTACGAATGTAATCATGGCTGTATGGCTGACAAGCCCCTTGCGAAATTTAGAGCTTGAAAATTCATGGTAAGCCCACGCCCTGGATACGCCTACGACGATATCGCAAGCAATGATTACCATTAATAGAAACACCCATAAATGCTCATCGATACCGTGTGCGTAGAAGTCTCTGACCACATCGAAGACACCAAAAATGCCGTCTGGTTTCTGTACCATTACCCCTCCTTCGGTTTGAATAGCCATGCAGTTGCAATCCCATTGTTTTCTAACTTGCCACCTTTTGCGAAATCAGCGAATGGCTGATTTTCGTAAGTGAAAGAACCATTAACTTGGATAAGTACCAGTTTGCCTTCTCCATCCACTTCTTCGTGGTTCGGGTCTTCGATAGCGAAGATATCCCCGGCGTTGAATACATCGCCTTTTTTAGCGACTGGCAACAATTCCAAATATTGCTTGTAGATTGTGCCATACTGGATATTCTGACTCATTACCGCATTGAGGATGGACACGTTGGCAATTTTACGAGTCAATTCGCCTTGTTCAGCGACTTTCTCAGCTAAATTCAAGCGGTTGTCAAGGTCTTTAATAGATTCTTCTGACTTGGCTTGATAGCGTGCCAATGCCCCTGCAGGGTCCAGCTCAGTCGCTAAGATATCCAGAATAAGCTGAATTTTAGCTTCATCCGTCTTGCTTGTGTGGTCGCCTGGAACGTCTCGTGTCAACCACGTCGAGCCATCTTTGGACTGGATGGCAATCCGTGTTGTTGTTGGATTGGTCAGATAACTCGATGTAACACTGAAATTAGACTTATTCATTAGTCGCTCCTTTCTGTGCTACCTCATTGAAGAGGTCGTTAAGGTCTGAATCAGACGCTAGTACATTTTGATAATGCTCTAGTTGCGATTTGACCTGCTCAAGTTCGCTAATAGTTGCCTGCAATCGAGCCTTAAATTCAGCTTTTTCAATCGTCAAATTAGCGTTCTGACTTGCGATGTCTTGAATCATTGAAGTGTAAATTTGTTCGTTCATAAATTCTCCTTTTACCAGTGGGCAATTTTGCCGAAAGTGGCTTGCTCGTTTTTTAAAGCGTTAATAAATGCTGGATCTCTCCCGTTTCCGCCTACATTTAGAAAATGCTGCCAAACCCTTGCGAGAGCTGCGGCAGCAAATCCTAGATTGGTGACATTTATCCAGCGGCCTTTTGGAAGCGAAGCCGGGTGGAAAGAGAACCCCCGATCGAGATAAAAGTCGTCCTTTAGCAATATTCTGTCCCCATAGAGTTCAGCTTGGTCGATAACCGCATGATGCTCCAACCCTCTTGCGGCACGATACACTCGAAGACCAGAGAAACGCCCGGATGACGCTGAATTGACTCCGTCCCCTGATGATGTGACGCCTATTGCAGCAAACAGCGAACCAATGCCCTGGTCCTCGTCTGGCGGGGTGTCGTTGAAATGCACAAACGCCGTGTGCGTCCCTTTGCGTCGAACTATCGCATTGTCTTTGTTATGAAATTCGATCGTTGCATTGTCGTAGAAATGAATCTCAGATTGGTTTAAGTCAACTCTCATTGATCCGTTAAGCCCTTCCATTCTGCCCCCTCGATAGTTCAAGCCGGTAAACGTACCACTTGTGACACTCTCGGCGTTCAGATTGACAACGTCAACCAGTGAAGCGTTTAAGCGTCCGCTAGTGATTTTACTTGCAGACAATTCTCCGATTTTGGCTGAGCTAATGACACCATCTTCGATGTAAGTAGAACCAGTGATTTGAACCAGTTTACCGTCGATTTTAACTGAGCCGTCCTTATTGAGATTGATTTGGTTGAGGACGTCGCCGGACCTTGTCAAATTCTTGACCGCCCATGAACCGGCAATCTGCGACATTTCGGACTTGGTAGCTTCAAGCCCAGTGTCTAGCTTGTCTAGTTGCTTGTTAGTGACACCGAGATTAAACGCCCACTTATCCTCTAGGTTCTCCACTTTCCAAACTGTCCTCTTGGCATCTTGGATAATCTGAGAAATAGACTGCCCATGTTCGCCAATAGTACGACTGAAACTGTCAACGGTTGACTTGATTTCGTTGAACTTGACTGTTACCTCTTGACTTGCGTCTTTTGGAGACGGTTGCCAAGCACGGTCCATAGTTCCCTCGTAGCAATCAAGCTCGGTGAAGAATAGCAACGACTGACTGCCGTTTGTCGTACCAGTATTATCGACACGGATGAAACCTTCATCACAGTCTCCGGAGTTAAAAGTGAAGTGAAATTTCTTAACACCGCTTGTTGATGGCGAACCGTCAAAGTGTTTGACATTGACAACCTTGCTAAAATCTTTGGTTTCGTTTGACTTGCGCCCAAGGAAATAGATATCCATCCCCTTTAGGTTGCCGCCTGCCAAAATTGAAATATTAAGAGAATAGTTAGTATTTCGCTTCACTGGAAATCTCAGCGTAGAGCTAGGCGTTGTTGTTATTGTTGTTGTTGAAAGCAAAAACAACGGCTTAGAACCGTTGTAATAGAGTGAATGACTTGACACAGATAAATTCGAGTTAGGTTGAGTAGCTAACCAATACCCCCAATTATCCAGATTATCCGGGAACGCTGAGTTACGGATCAAGTTCTCACCGCCAACGGAAAGTGTGTCAATTGACGGAATCTGTTTCTTGACCTCGCTAATAAGCTGCGTTGTCCCTTGTTCTGATTGTTGGATAAGGTTTGTTACAACCGTAGCTGTCGCAAATCCTTTGTTATCGACCAATCTATTGACATCGGACTCTTTCAAGAAACCTTTGCTATCAATAGCGCTATCTAGGTCAACCCTAGAGATTTTAGTTTCAATCTTGCCAGCTAACGTGCTGATTTGCGTTTCAGCGTTTGTGACTTTATTTCCAAGATTGTCAAAATCAACTCTTGAAACCTTTTGAGCGATAGAATCCGCTGTAACACGTAATTCTGCATTAGTCTGGTTGATTTTTCGCTCTAATTCTTGGCCTTTAGACACTGCACTGTCAGCCGTGGCTTTAGCAGTTTGGACTTCTGTCCGGTCTGCTTTCAAACTGATTTTGTTATCAGTCTGAGCGATTGCGGTGCTATTAGCCGCTACGCTCTTAGAGAGTTTGTCAAAATCAGTCTTAGACACTTTTGATGATACTTCATCGACCAAGTGATTGACCGTAGTTTCAGCGTTAGTGATACGGCTATCTGTTTCAGATTGTTTCTGAGATAACTGACTGACACCCTGCTCGGTTTGTGTTATCGTCGTTTTAACCGTGCTGATTTCAGCTTCGGTGTCCTCTGGTGCTACTGTGTGCTGCAAAGGGATAAGCGCCCCTCTGACCAACATAGGCGGCTTGATTTTCAAATAGCCGTTTCTAATAACTGTAATATAGAACGGCCATTCACCGAGGGTGATGCCCTTGCCGGCAGTGAAAATCAGCTTAACATCAAACCACTCATTTTTGAGGTCTGTCGGGATGTTGTAAGCAACTAGATTGTCATTGTTTTTATGATTTTTAATGATAATCATAGCGCCACGGTCAATGTCTACCCCGCTGTCAATGTAAACCGGAACCAAGAGCGAGAATGTTTCGCCGGCTTTGATTTCTGGAATAGCCATGTTCCATGAGATGCCACCATAAACATCATTTGAATAGCTGTGAGACTTGATTAGGAAAGATTGCCCGTCAGTAGTAGTAGTAGTAGTATTTCCACTTCCTCCAGGCTGTCGGTGTAGATTCTCGAAATCTGCTGATTTCAAAATCAAGTTACGACTGCCAAAGTCTGTCGGAATCTTACTGTCCACACGGCTAATCTCAGTAGTGATTTTATTTCCTAACTGAGTAATCGAACTTTCAGCCGTCGCAAGTCTCTGAGTAGCATTGTTAAAATCGCTTGTCTTCACTCGTTGGCTAATCTCGTTAGCTTGTTGAGTGATACGACTTTCGGCGTTGATTACTCGATTATTGACATTATCAAGCTCTTGTTTGTTAGCTTTGGACGCAATCATGTCCGCTTGTTGAGTGATAGACGTTTCGGCACGGTTCACACGCCCTGTCAGCGTGTCTACGTCCTGCTTGTTGGCTTTCTGGCTGATTTGCCCAGCCTGCACCGTCAACGAGCTCTCAGCCTTGTTTAAACGCCCAGAAACAGCATTAACTTCCTCTTTGCTAGCCTTGGCTGAAATCTGCCCTGCTTGCTGTGTCAAAACCGTCTCAGCATTAGACACGCGCTGGCTGATTTTGTCAACGTCTTGCTTGCTAGCCACTGAAATTAAAGCGTTATTGATTTTGGCAAACTGTACTGACGTGTCATTTGACAGTGTACCAATAGAACCCTTTAGAGCTTCAACTCTCTTTTCAGTCTCTGATAAGTCCGTGTTTAGCGTACTTTTAGCATTATCAACCAGTTTGACAGCTTCTGAAAGTGCATCTTTTTTAGACGCAGCAATCTTCTTCTCTGTCTCTGCACGCTCGACGGTGTCCAAGTATCGAGCTTCTGCGATAGCTTCACTCTTAACATCGTTTAGACGGTTAAAAGCGTCCTCTGCAGTTGATTTAGCTGAATTAGCTAATGTTTCCGCATTAGTAGCCTTGGCTGTAATTTCAGCAACCACTCTGTCGTGTTCCGATTGCTGTTTGGCCATGTTAGCTGCGACTTTTTCAAATTCTTTCTTGATTTTGTCTTGAAGCCCCGTGCCGTCCCATGTTCTCAAAACCTCTTGCCACATTTCACCAGTCCAGCGATACATGATAGTGTGTCCCTCATGTTCTGGGTCTGGTTTGTACCAAGAATCGTTGATTAAAACTTGCCCAGGGTGAGATTCTGTTGGATCAGTGCTTGTGTACCAGTTATGGTTAAAACCATTAGCTGACGGGATAAACTCTGGCAGTTTCTTGACAAATTCAGTGAACTCACCAGCTTTAAACTCATCAAGAGCCTTGTTGACGGTACTCTGTACCTTTGCGTCATTGCTCTCACTAACTCGGTCCCCTAGCTTAATGTCGCTAGACTCGTTGTTTAAACGGTTGAATGTGATTTCAAAGATACGTGTATCGTAATCAAGGTGTCTATCGTGTCGAACTACTCGGATAGTGTCGCCAATTCGGGCACCTTTCAGATAGACCGTTGTTGTTTTAAGTGTGAGTTTAGGTCTTGAAGACTCAATCAAAGCCTCATAAGTCTGTTTGACAAGCTCGTTTTTGTCTTCTTCCTCGCTAAATTCGACAAAGCCAATCTTAGGGCGCATCTTGCCGTCCGGTTGTTTAATGCCGTATTTAGCGGTCATTTCTGGAATTTCAAGGTATTTCTGGCCAAGGGGCTTGTCTAGTGGGTCCCCTTTGGCTTTCGACCAGACAATTTCCTCGAAGTTGATTTTTCGGCCATACCCGTCAGCGTCTTTTCCAGTATCTTCCGCTGAGCTGACTTGTTCACCTTTACCGCGACCAACTAAGGCGGTGTATAGGTTTGTCTTCTCAACCTCTTGCAGAATTTCAAGGGCGTTATGCCCATAAACTACACGCTTACCGACTGCTTCACCTATTTTGCGCTTGAAATCAATGTATCTAGCACCAATCTGACTGCCGTTCATTTCAACAAAGAACTGCATTTCTAAGCCCCACACCTTGCACACTTTTTTCAAAGCGTCAAACGTGGAAATGTAATAGAAATTAGTGCTCTTTGGGTTTGTTTCAGCAACGAAGCGAGGGGACCAGTTCGTCCCGGTTAAAAGCCATTCAATGACCGGTCTGGCACGTTGGTCCGTTGGACGCTTGTCGTAAACGACTGTCTTGCGTAATTCCTCAATACCAGACTGAACACCGATAAGCGTTGTGATATCCCCTTTGGTATTCCCTTGGGCGATATAGAAGTAATGGAATTTATGGGTATCGTCGATTGACTGGATAGCCATGTATTCCAATTTTGCCAGCTCGTCATCCCTCAAGGCTTTCATTTCGACAGTCAAGCGGTCTGAAACGTAATTTTCAGTGGTAAGACTGAATTTTTGCAAAGCCGTCTTAATTGCAGGTTTGCGAATAATCTTGATAAGTTTTTCGTCCTTATCGAATAAATAGATCATAGACTTTCATCCCTCCACTGAACTTCACGAATCGCCACGTTTTTCCCGCTCAATCTGTCACCGTCTTTCACATAAAACTGCTCTAGTGGGCTAAAACGTTGTAATTCACTTAGGATATTACGACCATCATAAGTAGCAGTCACTTCTTCGTCGCCAAATTTAATGACAATTTCCTTGTTGGCTGCATAACTACCCTTAAACGATAGCTTGGTTTGACCGTTGATGATTTCGAATTCTGTTGACGTTGTCGTTGTCGTGGCTGCAATCTTCTCAGGTATCACCTTCTTAGCGTAAGTTAGATAAACAACACCGTTAGAACGCTCTGGAACTCGTTTTTTATAGCCGTCTGGCACTAACAATACAAAGCTGCTAACAATTGAAAGCCTGTCTTCCTCCACTTCGTCCGCTTCTTTGAAGATAGCGTAGTAAGTAAAATCCGGCTCATCATCAAACGTAACTTCGAGATAGCCGCTAGGCCCTACTTCTCTCAAAATGCGGTTAAGCTCTCGGAAAGAGGTCCTCATGACTTGGCTGGTGACTGTCGTTAACTGATATTTAACTTCAATCTCACGCTCTGAGTCATTAACACTGTCCACCCAGACACCACGGCGCCCAGGGACACGAGTAGTTGAAATTTCACGGTTAAGCAACGAGCGCCCCTTAACTGTAAGTTGTCGATACCCTTGGATGATATCCTCTATAGGCGTCCCGTTGATACGCATGTTATCAACCGGTGCTCTTTGCAGCACTGTTGATTCCGTGCGCTTCAATGAAGCATAATCATACATTAGCTAAAACCTCTTTTCTCTCTTAATAGTTATCAAGCATTAATTCCATTGATTGAGCGTTAGTGATGTCATTAGTAAATGCTCTGTAAGTTGTATCGCCCATTTTAAGCACGATATCCGCTGCCTGTTGAGTAACTGACATCTTGCCGCCATTGAACGAAACAGATGGGTCATACCCTGCCAAACGACCTAACTGGCCATCCATGCTACCAAGTTCATCATTGATGGCTCCGTTGATATCTTGACCGGTAAATGCGTCGATAGCTCCTTGGGCCATATAACGCATTGAGCGGGCTACTTGGTCCGCTTTGCTGTCGATACCGATGATGAAACCTTTATCTGTATAGATACCGAATTGACGGAACACACGGGATGGTGATTTGATACCAAGTAAGGCTTTAGCTCCATTAATCGCATTACTTACAGCACCTTTAACCGCTGAAATCAGCTTGCCGGCTGCGGATGTAACCCCGCTAACGAAACCGCTAATCAATTGAGAACCGACGCTTGCAGCTTGTCCAACGAATCCACGGGCTGCACTAAGTGCACCGCTGAACGCTGAACGAACCGCTGAGATAATACGCTGACCAGCACTTGTTACCGCAGATACCACGGCACTGAATCCGCTAGTGATAGCTGATTGGATTGAGCTCATGGCACTTGATACCGCTGACCTAACAGCACTCCAAGCTGAGCTGATAATGCTCTGAACAGAACTCATGGCGCTTGAAACAATTGACTGGATAGCTGACCATGTACTTGATACAGTGCTAGCTATTGCACTCAATACGCTGCTGATAAGCGACAAAATAGCGTTCCAAATTGCGCTGATAGTTGCTTGAATAGCTGACATGATTGACGTGATAGCTGATTGAACTTGTGAGAAGTTTCCAGTCACCAAACCAACAATAGCCGCCAATACACCAGCTAAAACAGCTTGGATTCCAGTCCAGATAGCGTTCCAAATTGCGCTGATAGCTGAAAGCGTGCTTGAAATAATGCTTGAGATACCAGCCATGATAGGTGACAGAATGGACATGATTGTGTTCCAAACCGTTGAGAAAACAGTCTGGATAACCGTCCACGCCGCTGACCAAATAGACTGAATCACAGCAATACCAGCGCTAATAACGCCACTAATGGCTGACATGGCCCCCCCAGCGATAGATTGAAGCAATGCCCAAAGTGCTTGGAATGGAACAGCTAACAATGCCCATGCTGCGTTCCAGATTGCGAGAATGAACTGGATACCCGCTTGGATAATCGGGCCGATAGCATTAATACCGATTGAAACAAGGGATTTGATACCTTCCCAAACAGTAGACAAGATGGTTTTGAACGTTTCCCACGCCCCAGACCAGTCGCCTTGCAAAATCTGCATCCCCATCTTGATGATGTTTAAGATAACCTCAATGACTGTTGAAATAACAGTCGTAATCATTTGCCAGCTTGTTGAGAACAACGTGATTAACAAATTCAATCCAGTTTGAACCACTGGAAGAATTGCGTTCATGACGTTTTCAATCATGCTCTTAAACATATTCCAGTAAGTTGTTGCTGTCTGCATAATCAAGGCGTGGTTTTCATTCCAGAAGGAAGTCAACTGGCCCCATATTGACATAACAAACGACACAATGGCTTGAACGGCGTTAGTGATTGCGCTCTTGATAGTTTCCCAAATTGCAATGACTTGCGAACGGAAATTCTCGTTATGGTTCCACAAATCAACGAGCGCAGCTACTACCATCCCGACTGCTAACGCAATCCCAGCAAATGCAGCAAGAGCTGCGGCTGAAACCCCGCTGGCAGCACTACCAAATGAAACCATCATAGCTTCACCGCCTTCGAAAGCCATTGAAAAACCTTCTACCACTGCCGTCCCGCTAGAGAAGAACCCTGCAAGCGAGCTGATGGCACCACCAATTGTGCTTAGTGCAGAAACGACGTTTCCGACCCAAATGATTAATGTCCCAAGTATTGCAATAATGGGCCCTGCTGCTCCAACGATAAGTGCTGCCCATTTAACCCAGCCGTCAACTGGCAGATTGTCCCAGATAGTTCCTAGAACACGCACCACATTGTCTTTGAATGTGATGATAGTCTGCTTCATGTTTTCCATTAGCTGCTTGATATTAGCTTCGTTATTACCAAGACCGGCCACTAAGTTTTCAGCGGCTGCCTTCATGGAATTGAACGACCCCGAAACGGTTGTACTTGCTTCTTTTGCGGTCGTTCCGGTTACTCCAAGTCTATCTTGAGTAATACCGATGGCATCAATCAAGGTATGGAATGGGATATCACGGATATTGTCAGCCGTAGCTTCAAATTCACCATTTAAGACACCAGATTCATTGACCAAACGAGCCATTTCGGACATGGTACCGCCGTAACCAAGTTTCAAGTTATCCAGCATTGAATAGTTGTCTTTGGCGAAGCCTTGATAAGCGTTTTGAATGTCCGTCATGTTAGTACCGAACTTGTTCGCATTATCTGACATTTGGACAAGGGCTTTATCCCCGTATTTCGCAGCTTTGGCAGTATCACCGCCTAGACCTTGTAACAAGGTAGCTGAGAACGACGTTACCTGCTCCATGTATCGGTTAGCAGACACACCAGCCGTCCTATAGGCTCGGTTGGCGTTCTCGATGACGTTGGTTCCCTCACGGTCCATTGTGTTATAGAGCGCTTGGGCTTGTTGTCTGGTCATGCCGTAGTCTCTGGCTAGCGTATTAACACTTGAACCATTCTGTTTGAATAGCGTAGAGACACCACCCAACGATTGCTCAAGGTCTGCATAACCTTTGATGACGGCAGTTAACCCTCCAACCATTGGCAATGTGAAAGCTGTGGTCATTCCAGCTCCGACTGATTGCATGGCACTACCGACTGACTTTAAACTGCTACCAACTTGAGCAAGCATACCCCCAGACTGATTTTTCAAATCAGCAAGGGCAGACTTGGCAGCATTGACGCCGTTTGTGAAGTCACTTGAATTGGCACGAAGTATGGCCGTAACGTCAAAAGATGCTCCCATTAACTACCCCCTTTCTTTTTGTTGATTTATGATTCTATTCTTATCAGCTAACGAGAGTATTCGATTCTTAGGCGCAGTGTCCTCCGGTTTAAATATCTTGCTGAACTCTTTTTCATGGTCATAAAACTCATTAAAGGCCCTGTAAGCTGAGCGAACACTCTTGCCCTTGCCCTTGGTAGCTTGGACGGTCTGGTTATACCATGCTTGAATTGCTGCGTTAAAGCGGAGGTCCTCTTGTTTAATTGCGTAAGCGGTATTGTACACCTCAAACTCAACAAGCGTCGTCCTAGCAGCTTCTATGTAGCTCATACCATGCCTCGCAATCAAGAGAGCCATTGCGTCGTCATAGCTGAAATCATAATCTGGTTGACTGTGCCCTACTCTTGAACGTTCATTGCGAGTTTGAGTAGGGATGACGCTTTTAACTCGTCGATAATTGACTCAATCGTCTCCTTGTATTTGCCTTTGTCAATCAAATCAGCAAGATAGGCTTCAATGTCAGCGTCACTTGGTTTTTGTGGCGCCGTAATCGTACCAGCTTTGATGATATCCACGAATGCAAGAGGGTCGTTGATAGCAACACCGGCTGAAATCAATGTCATGGCACCGTAGCCAGTCTTCATGCCTTCGAGTTCTGCTGAGTGCAATTTGTTGATCTCACGCAAGAACGCAAGTCCGAAAATCAAATTAAAGTCTCGTCCGTTGATAGATAGAATCATGTTTTATTTCTCCTTTATACAAAAAAAGCAAGGGCACAAAGCCCCTGCAATAGACTAGATAGATGACACTAGGCCGTCTTCTTTGGCAAGAGTGTGGTAGTCGTATTGAGCGCTTGCGACTGCTTTCTTCTGAGCTTCTGTCAAGCTGTCAGTTGAAATAATACCGTTGCCGTCGATAGCCATTTCATAAGAGAGCTCGACTTTGTCGTCAGCGGGTGCTGCGATTTCAAAGTTTTTAAGATAGCCTTGGTAATATTCAACATCATAGACATCTTTACCACCAGAATTGCGTTTAGAAGCAAGGTCAACTTGCCAGCACTCTACCTTGTCGCCTGCGATGAACCATTTACGCATTTCACGCCACATTTCTGTGGTAGTTCCATCTTCACGATAGGCGAGAGATACGAATTCCCCAGACACTTCCCCGTCTGAAATAGAGTTAACTACACCGTCTTTGGTTTTCGTAGTTTCGACCTCTTTTTCAGCATTGATAGTGTGTTCTGTTTGGAAACGTACTTTAGCAGCATCTTGCGTCTTTTGGTCTTTCACACGACGGAAAAAGACCATTAGGTCTTTACCCAAAATAAGTTCTGCCATTTATTCCTCCTTTTTGGTATATGTAAATGTAAAATCCAGCACAATGTGAATCAATGGCTGGACGTCTGTATTATCTGGTAAAACTTGCTTGTCTGTACCAGTCTTCAATAAGTTGTATTCAAACCCTTTAATTCGTTCGCTAGCTCGTTCTAACGCTTGGCAGTGAGCGTCTAGCTCTGCACGCTGCACTCTAGTCCCGTAGATATGGACGGTTTGTCTTATCGTTCCAAAGTTTTCGTTATTGGGTGTAGGTGCTGAACTATTCTCACCGATGAAAGCGAATGGATAGCTGGCGGATGAATCGGGTAAGTAGTCGTAAGTTGCCAATTTCTCACTAGCAATAGCAAATAGATTTCTGAATAAGTCGTGGCTAGGTGTCATTTAAAGGCTCCTTCCATAACTTTACGGATTTGTTCTGTGAAGTAAGGCTCGATTTGGTGCATCATAGGACGCATAAACGGCTTACCAGGCTGATAGCGTGTGCCAAACTCTTGGAATCCACTATAAGAGGCGGCTGAATGGATGTGCGATTCTTCGCCTAAATGCCTAGTGGTGATATTAGCTCTCAAGAAACCGGTATCCACTGGCGCAAGACCTTTTGAAATTCTCTTGCCCTTCTCAGCTGAGTTTTTAAGAGCGTTTTGAGCTTGTGTTCTAACTCCTTGACTTGCTTTGTTCAAAGCAGCAGCGAGGACTGTGTCACCTCTCCACTCGATTGTGAAATTAGCCATTTAGCTCACCTCTTTTCAACCTGATTGCGCCCTTAATCGGTGCGTCAATCTGTTCGATAGGGTAATACTTCTTGCCCTCATATAGAGCGTAGTCAAATGGCTTCTGCTCTTGACTGAATCGGCATATCATGACAACGTCTGACCTGCTCCCGTAGGCTTCAAATGCACGCTGTTGGTCAATGAAGTTAACCAAACAAGGCACAATCTTACTAGACTGTGCCTTTTCTTCGTGCTTATCAGTAATTGGGTTGTAAGTCGAGACGCCCTGTTTCACTAACTTGATGCGGTGCGGTGTTTTCATAGAAACTTCACCTTACCTTTTCGAGCTAACGAGCCATCCAGGCCGAAATCTTTATCCAGAATCTTTCTGTAAGGCTTGAACATATCATCCCAATCCTCGTAAGTGACTGAATAGCCGTCTACGTTCTCGGTTTTGACACCCTCTGAGCCCTTACGACCATAGAGCTTGTAAACAACATTTTCGATGATGAAATGATACTTTTTGTCAATCTCGGTTGTTCCAACTAGCGCTTTGAAGTAGCTCTCAGCGTCGTTGACTAGGTCTTCAATCAATTCATCCTCAAGATCGTCTTCAACGTCGATACCCAACCGACGCTTAATCTTTTCAAGTTGGATATCGTTCATTTTAGACCCCCTCCGCAGCCTTTAGAAGTTCTTCTAAATCTGCTTTCTTTGCTTTGGCATCGTACTCGACACCAGCTTCATCAAGTTTTGCTTTGAGCTCTTTGACTGTAAGCTCTTTTGACGGCTCGACTTGTTCGATACCGCCTTTTTCGAGAACTTCTGCTACTCGCTCTTTTGATGGCTCGTAGCCTTCTCGTGGATACACATCCCCGACTTGATAGATATACTCGTTATCTTGCAAGTCACGGAATGTAATCTTAGCTTTATAGGTCATTTAAACCTCCTAACTAGACTCCTACCGGTTGGATCGCTGCAAATGCTTCGTCGTTTGGAATCGCTACGGCAATTTCAAATATGGCACGGAGCGCTTGCATGTCTTGTTCAAACAAGTGAACATCACCAGAATCAAGTGTGCCATCATTTTGGACTTTAGACAAAGTAGCTTGGTCTGCGATTTTAAGACGCAAGTTAGTGCCGTTTGGAATACCGTAAACCAAACCATTGAAGTTACCAGTAATCAATGTACCTGCTGGGTAAGTTTGCCCATCTTGCAATTGAAGTTGAGAATATGGAAGGCCATCAAGCTCACCGATTGCGTTAGGGTTAGCTGGTTTAGTGAAGATGTGTTGACCGCCGTTAACATTGTCCACAATCCCACGAAGTGTGCGGTTGATTGTGCGGTGACCTACGAATGCGTTAGGTTCTTTTTCTGACTTGTCCTCAACGTCATAGATGTTGTTAAGGTTGATATCCCCAGACACGATGTTTTGAGCACGTTTAGCAGACGCCAAAACGTTGGCACCGAATGGGTTGTTATACAAACCGAGGAACGCAGCCCCGTCGATTTTCTTGTTAAACAAGTCAACAATCTTGTCCTTGATTGACTCAAAGAAGTCAGTCCAAGTGTAGTTAAGGACTTCTTCTGTCACTGGCAAGATAACTGCCAATTTACGAGATTCAAGAACGTAAGATTTAGTTTGTACTTTTGCAGTACCGATTTTTTGACCTTCACCAACGAAGTAAGCGTCTGTCAATTGACCAACTTCTACGCCTTTACGAACCATTTTACCGTTCATTTCAACTTTTTGACCAAGCTGAATAACTTTTGAAGTTTTAACGAGTTCGTCAGTGAATAGATCAGTGATTTGTTCTGATGTGACCTCTTTCCCAAGAGAATCAGACAAGAGGACTGTGTCCGGATTGAATTTTTGTTGAGCCATGCGCTCTCCTTTCTTAATTTAGAAATTAGTGATTTTGGCTTTGTCAAACTTGTCTTTTCCACGATGTGAACGTCCTTCCTCTCCGCCGCTTGTGCGAGGTGGTAGAGCTTTGGCTTCTTCTCGTTTCTGCAAGTTTAAGATGTTAGCCATGTTTGAAACAGCGAGCTTAGTAGCTTCCTCATCGCCTTTAACAACGAAAGCAAGCGTTGACTCATTGACGGGCACGCCTTGAGCTTCGAGCTCTTTAATAGCGATATCCTGCATTTGACGTTGAGCGATTTGGGCTTGAAGTGCTGCAATTGTGCTCTGGGCTTCTTCGAATTCTTTATCCCGCTGTTTCTGTTGCAGCTCTTGAAGTTCTTCTTCGCTCATTTTAGCTTTAGCAACGGCTTCCTCGATTTGAGTTTGAATACCGGTTTGCATTTCAGCAATTTCAAGAGTATGTTTCTCTTCCATCTGTTTGATTCTACGCTGCATCTCAGCAACTGACACCGTCTTCTCCTCTTTTTCTGGTTGGCTAGCTTCAACCTCTTGAGGATTCTCAACTGTTTCAAGTTCTTTTTCTGCCATGATAGGCTCCTTTCTTTACGCTTTTACGAGCAACCCCCTCGAACTCATGCAGCTTTTTACGTCCTCAGCACGGTCTGGACAAGGGTTTACTCACCCCAAACGCCGTTAACAGCTTCTTCATCAAGAGTGCTGCCACCGGCTTTATATTCCATTTTGATATGTCCATACGCTGAACAACGACAGTTAGGGTGCATTGGGTACATGTTAACCCCTTTCTCTGCCTTGTTAATCGGTATGGCTTTTCTATCCAAAGGCTTACAGATATCGCAAGCCCCACTTTCAGCGACATAGATTAAATGCGTGAAGTCATTTTCCTTCAACATCATCAATTCTGTATCAGCATTAATGCGAGCTATTTCGGTTTTGAGCAATCGTTGGGCGTTGGCTTGGCTTGTGTTATATTTCTTAGCTAATCGCTGCCGTTCCTGCTTAAAACCGTCCATGTCGGTGAAGATACGTGCTAGCGAGCTAAACACATCCTTCTGCATACTTGCATGAAGTCCGTTCCTGCCCCAAACTCTGCGACTAAAATTCTGTCCGTAGAAATCAGCGTCTAAGATGGCTCTCATGCGGCTTACTGCATTGACGGCAGAATTGCCCAAAATACCCGCTTGGCGCTTAAATTCGGCTAAATATTCACTCTCACGCGCTTCGTCGAAGACCTCGTTAACGTCTGATATAAGACTAGCTATTTCAAGCCTTAATTCTGCTTTGAGCAGCTCCAAGCGACTGACTTTCATTTTGAGGTTGAACAGTCTTAACCATTGGTTAGTGCCGTGTGAGAAATCTTTCTCGACTACTGCCTTTCGTGCTCGGTCCTTGTACTCAACGACGTCGAATTCACTAGCTCGCCTCATTGCTTCGGCACGACTTAGCCCTTCTTTGTCAGCGTAGCGCATGTAAAACCCGTTAATTTGGCTCTGCATACGGTTATAAGATGCTTGATAAAGCTCTTTTAAAACCTTGTCACGCTCTATATCACGCTTGATTAGGTCTGATTGTGCTTTCCGTTCAGCATTGTAGCGTTCATTATTCGTCATCATCCTCAACACCTACAATCTGGCTAACTTCTAGATCAGTAGCCCCGCCTTCTTTGAGCAAACGGCTCTTTTCTTTGCGTGCATCGGTGAAACTAGCTGATTCCATAAGTGTTTCTTGTGAGATTTCCATGCCAGAATTGATAGCTGATTGAATCTCAGCCCATACATCCGTTGGTAAGTTCTCATGAAATGTAAATGTCAGCATGTCAGCGTCCACTGGTTCGATACCTTTGAGATTGGTAGACAGCAACTCAAGCAACTTATATCGTCGTCTAAGTGCCTTGACAAAGAACCCACGTTTGACTGCTGTAACTTGCTGCAAGTCAACGAGCTTATAGCGGATAGCGATCCCAGACGTAGCTGAGAATGTCGAGTCGTCCTGCAAATTAGGCAACCCGACGATTCGGAAGAAGTCTTTAATCAGGCGTGACTTATACGCTTCAACACCGCTCACATCGTATTGCTTGTAGATATAGCCGGCATCTAGTGACGTTTGTTGTCCGTTGTGACCGACACCACTTTCAAGAACAAGCATGTTAGCGTGTTTCATTTTCATAATGTCAGACGCATTCATGCCGGTGCTTTCGACATCACCTTTGATAACCAACATGGCGTCATTAAGGTCTGACATATAGTTAGCCGTGTCAGATTCCGCTGCGTCGTAAGCGTCAATGATTGGAATACCTTTTTCCCAGTCCCCTGAACGCTCACGGTTATTCTGCCATTCAACCACTGGCGCCATTCCGAACGGGTTTTCTTTGCGTTCGATTTCCTGCCAGTTTGGATCATAACTAACAATTTTGCTATCTGTGTAGACTGTGACAAACATCTCGCCGTTATACACCGGGCAATGGACAGCCGCAATGATATCCTTTCGGACGTCTGCGCTACGAATAGTGAACATTTCCCTTGCGTCAATCAAGACCACTGCGGGATTGCCAAACTCGTCATAGTAATGCAGCTCAAACGCTCGACCAAAGCGTGAAGCGTCATAGACTAACTCACGGTTAAGGGCTTCAATGTCGTTGTAAGCATTGAAATCATCAATAGCTGTCAAGTCGCTGTTAGTATCAGTGGCACCGATTGAAATAGGCTGGCCTACTGTGTATCCAGTGAAGAAACGACTAGCTTGTCCGCCCAGGTCATGCCTAATGCGGTAGTCAGCCTTTTCTGGCTCCAATCGCTTACGACCATTTAGAATCGTGTAGTTGTTCCCGTTTGAGTAGCTCTCTAGGATATTCAAGCGGTCTATCTGTTCGTCTTGAAACTGAGCTACCATCTTCTCTAACTTCTCACGTCCTTGGAACGTGTCCACTAGGTCGTCTGCTGACTGAGCCATGAAGTGCGTGTTAGCTTCTTTTGGGAAATGAAGGAAATCTTCACGTTTCTGCAAGCTAGTTGGTTCCATATCACGCTCGAATTGGTATGATCTAGGAATGTACTGGCCTTCATGTAAGATATCGTCAGCACTATGTGTTGTGTTCGTCATTCTATCTCCTTATCAGTTTGTTAACCCGTCTTATCTTAGCGTCTACGTCCTGTCTATCTTTGACAAAAATAAGGTTTTGTAACGCATATCTAATAGCGTCGATACAGTGGTTATAACTATCACACGGCTTGTTGATATACTCGTTTGTATGTTTATCTTTCTGCCATGTATAGTTCTCAAGCTCCTCAATCGTCTTGACGCATCTCTCATCGACAATGATGTCGAATTGCTGCAAGAACTGAATCCCTTGAAGAACTGAGCCTTTTCCCTTATCTACTGGAATAGCTCGACGCAAGCCTAGTGTTTGAAGTTCAGCAATAGACTTCTGCTCCGCTGAGTCGGCCATAAGCACCTCTTTTGAATAGCCAAGGCTAGTGATAGCTTCTGCTATCTGGTTGTTAAGCAGCCCCTTCTTAACGTATTCCTCAAGGATGTATAGCCGCTTGTTCTCTCGGTCTATTTTGACGTGCACAAATGCTGTGGGGTCGTTAGTGAAACCAAAGTCAAGACCAAAAAAGGACGGTAACTGTTTAAGCTCGTCCTTGTTAAGTAATCTCTTTTCGTATTTTGGAAAAACTAGTTTGTCGAGCGTTGCGAATTCACCCAAAGCATATATTTTGTAGTAGGCTTCGTTTCGATTTGCTAACTCCTCGATATTCTCCTTGGTCAAGTCGTCCAGGAACCGATTATCCTTGTACGTTGTTTGGTAAACCACTGTATTCTTAGGGTTCTTCACAAAGAACGCATTATATACCCAATTAGCTTTAGAAACAGGGTTAAACATCAAATAGATTTGTTTCTGCTTGTGTGCTTTATCCCTCAAACGAAGTGTCAGCTGTGTATAATCGTCAAGCGTAAACTCTGACGCTTCTTCCATAACCACGTCAGAAATGCCTTTGATAGACTTGATTTTCTCTGGGTTATCCATTCCTTTGAAAATCAGCTCAGCTCCGTTTGGTAATTCAATACGGAATGCGCTCATGTTAACCTTGCATAGATTAAGCACACCGAAATAAGACAAGGCTGCTTGAACGTCCGCAAATACCGAGTCACGAACAGTGGAACCTACTTTTCGCAATATCAATATCTTTCGGGGTTTGTCCCACTTTTTAAGAGCTTTGAGGACTATCTTCTGAAAAACCCCGTGGCTCTTTCCGCTTGACGCTCCACCGTAATGTACCTCAGTGAACGTGTCATAATCAAACAAATGGTCATAGATATGCCGATTAAACACCTTGCTTGGATTGATATCAAGATTAATCGTCATTCCATTCACCGACATTAATATTGATATCTTGCGTTACATCGGCTTCGACCTTGTCTGTCCACATTCTATACCGTTTACCGATATCGACCGCCGCAGCTCGACGGGTAGCAACGTTCGGCTTAGCTTGAGCAATGCGCTGCATACCTTCGCCATCGAGGACAAGCAGGGGTTCTTCAACTTCTCCGCGCATGACAGCAGTGAGAAATTCCATGACCTCTTGTTGATCCGCAACACGTTCCGACTTTAATTTTTCAAGCTGCTCGTCTATATAAGCCTTGATGTTAGCTTTGGCAAGCAGTCTGCTTCCGTTAGCTTTCGCAACATCATTGTTCTTAATATTAGGATAAGCCTTCTTATACGCTTGCGAAGCATTTAGGCTGATGATGTACTCATCGGCAAACTTCATTTGTTTCTCGGTCATCCCATTTTCCATCAACTCCTTTCTGATACTGAAAAAGACAACCCACAAAGTGAGCTGTCTCTGATTTTCTTCGATAATATAATAATACCACTTTAAACAGTTGTAAGATACCGTGCTTTATCCGTCAAAATACCGTCATTTCAACATTCTACAACTAATTTGCCATCTCTATACAATTCAGCAAATGCTAGGATAGCATTATTTAGCAGTTCTTGAAACGTTGTTCTCTCAAAGCCGATTCCTTGGGCGATTTGCCAGTTTGGTTTAGGTGGATAAGCTAGATATTTCTCTATCAAGATTCTGCGATAATCTGGACGATATAGCCCGCTAACTGCTTGCTCTATGGCTTCTAGCTCGTTCATTGCATCAACCCGCCTTACTGCAATATTCTCCACAGGTCTACTTACTCCACTGCCACCTCTGGGCATAAATGTGAATTCCTGTGTTATTTTCTGCTCAGCGCTATCGTGTGCAATCTCTCGCCAGCGTGGATATTCTCGAAGTTTGCGCTTGCAACGTTTGATTGTTGCTTTTTCATCAATTTCCGGCAATAGCATTGTTCTGCCCTCTCTGGTATAATAGTAGTGTTGACTTTCAGAAAGTGCCGGCCATTGTGTCGGTCTTTTTTTATTTTTATCCGGCTCAAGTATTAAGAGATATGAAAAGATTGAGTTTGTGAGCCTTGGTGTCACCTCCTTCCTAGCCATCGACACCAGCAAGGTCTTTGGCTTTGTTTTTGTAACGCAATGATATCAATAAGAAAGAGGCTTTTTTCACATCCTTTTTTCTTAAATTTGCTGGGTTTTGTTTGGACAAGGTCTGTCAGCTTGTCCGGTGTTGAAAAAGTGTTAAAAAGTGTCCAAGTCACTAAAAATCTTTATTCATTTTTTATTTTTAGTGATGACAGACAATGACTGGCAAGAGGAATCGAACCTCTTATACAACCATTCCAGCCTGCGATATAGAAATCATCTTGGAGGTTTTCCTCCTTTTTTTGAAATAATACAAGAATAAAGTAGTGTGAATTATGGAGATTTCTGACCTATATCTAATTAAGTGTGCAGGCATAAAGCCTTGAATAATCACGCCACCAGCAATGCGCTTTAGATTGGTAAACGAAATAAAAAAGGTTCCTCGATTCTAATTGTTTATTTACTGGATTTGGTTGCATCCACGACCAGTCACGCTTCAGCGATTTGAATGAAAAAATACAAAAGGATTCCTCTTTTCCGTATATAGATTGACTGGTAATAGCTAGCAAGGGAGTCGAACCCTCATAAACCGTTCTAGCTACACGCCTAACGCATAGGCTGTATAAAGAGCTTTTCTGACCGTGGTCTTCTCACGTCCTACCCTGCCTTTGTTACGATATTCTAGGGTTATGCGATCAACTTCATCGTCCAACCTCTCGCTCCATTCATAGTTATTAAATACATAATCAATAATCTCACTAAATAACCCTCTCGAAAGTAGCCCTTCCATTTGAATAGCTTTCAAAGGCGTTAGAGCAGCTTTTTCCGCATAGCACACATTAAGGGCGTTTTGGGTTCTGTTAGCATTTTTCTGGTCGCAGTCCTTAACGTCTCTAATATAGTTGTTTAGGTTGTTAGGGTGTTCCTTGCGTAGTTCTTCCACTTCCTCTTGAAATCGCTTAAACAAGTTTTCTGGCAGTCCTGCGTTGATTTTATCCAAAACCGGTTTAGTGGTTTTCCCTCTTGTATAGTGCGTAGACAGATAGTCTTGGAGGTCGTCGAACAGTTCATCAGAAATGATGCCTTCTAGTCTGTCGACAGTCGCTGGCGATATCCTCGCACGCTCAACAACCGCACTGTTAAACGCTTGATAAATGATGCGGGCTTGCAATTCACTGCATTGTTTCACATCTTGGAAAAACTGCTTATAAGAGCCCTTTTGGTGTGCTTTTCTAAGCTCTGCATGTTCATCAACCAGTCTCTGATACAGCTCTGGTGTCAGTCCGGAATGTTTGTATTTCACGCTCATGAGCTTACCTCTGCCAGCTTTGGATGTTCCCATGTATTTCCGATAATTTTCCTTGAGCTGGCAACATTGCATAAACGTTCGAAGTTGTTATACTCTACCAAATCACTAACGAACATCCCTAAACTTACTCTAAATTCAATTACGCCAGTAAGGAATCCGTCTGTCGAGTCAATAATGTCCCCCTCGAAGATTTCTCTATCGTTTTTGTCTCTCATTCCAGTTGATTGCATTAAAACGATATCGTCGAAATTGTAGCGGTTCGTCTGGTCGAAAAAGAGTGTTTTAACGCCAATTTCGCTTTTCCCAAAATCAATAGACATAATATCATCAACTTCGTACATTATTTTATGAATTTTATCCCATGCTCTATATCTTGGTATCATTATCCTCGCCCCCTTAGATAGCTAGGGATATCATCCCCAACATTCACCGCATCGTACTGTTCCTTGCTGACAAGGAATTTTCCGTAAGCACCACAATCAAGCGTGTAGAGCTTACCAACCATAGATTTTCCAGTTACCTTGCCATGCAGCTCAACGGCATTATCAGCTTTATGGATTACCACGGTCTCGATAGGTCGGTTAACCACTCGCAAGACAGTGGTCACGTTAATGGCTAGCGATACCACTAGCAGAATCGTTGCGACTGCCAGCTCGTTATAAATCCTCTTCTTTGACGAATGTTCCATTTACCATCTTTCCTTTCCGATTCTTAATTTCCTCGTATGCAATACCAAGGCACTCAGTAACATCGAGGTCTAATTGATGTGCTAGCACGATAATTGTTACCAACGTGTCACCTATTGCGTCCTTAAGCGCTGCTTGCGGTTGCGTGAATTTAGTTGGTTTCAAGAGCACATCTCGAATTTCTCCGACTTCTTCCGTGATACGCATCCACTGAATCTTAGGGTCAGCTTGCTTCAAATTGCGTTTGTCAGCCCAATGGTTAATTTTATCGATAAGTGCTGGGATGCCGTCATACGTCGGTTCTTCAGGCTCTGCGATAAATACGACTCTTACCATCACTCCACCTCCTTAACTTCCACGCCTTCACAAGAGAATACCCAGCCGAAGCCGTTCGCTTCAAGCTCTTTGCGGGTGTGTCTAACTCTAAAACCGTCAATTCTTTCATTTGATGCAAAAAACCATACTTGATTGTCTAAGTTTTGATTAAGGTGAGTAGTGTATCCATCAATCCCTTTTACTCGGACCGTGTAACGTTTTCTTCCCTCGACCTCATAGCCGAACTGGTGCATGTTGACGAGGGTTGTGAGTGCGTGGCTATCATCAGCCATCAACCAATCCGCAAATTCACCTAAATTGTCACCGGGATAGACATTCGAAATATTGTAGATATCGTTAAACAAATTCGTTTCAAAATCCTCTTTGTTCTCCTCATACCAATCCGCCACGTATTGTGGTACGACTGGTTTAGGGAAGAAAGAGTCATATAGGTCTTCTGCATACGATACTGAAATGCGTGCTATCTTTGATAAATTCTGTATTTGTTCATCTTTATTCATCATCGCTAATTTCCTCCATCCAGACAGTTGCATCATCTACTGCCATGCTTAACTTCTTCAATGCTTCAATGTGTTTCAGTGCCTTGTCCTTATCTGTGAAATGACACTCTTTAACATCATCCATCGTGCGTGCTACTCTTACTATCCACCGCATTCGACCAACTCCCTTAATCAACATTTTTAAGTTTTGCAGGCACCCACATTTTAGGGTTGTAATTGATCTCATATTTGTATTTTGAAACATTCGGTACTTCAACATCTTCTACCACATAAGAGACATTATCTGACAAACCGATAATATGCTTTTGATATTTGTTCTTACCGTTTTCTACAACAATTTCAAGTTGTTTATCATGAGTATCAGCCTTGATGGACATCCTACCGCTCATTTGGAACATTACGTCATTAGTAATTCTTCATCCGGCAACTGCTCCAGTGTCAGAATGCGATTGAGCTTCTTTGCGTTGATTCCTAGCTTAGCACTGATAAATTCCATATCTTCGTGATTAGCCCAAAACCATCTTGAAAACTCTTGCGTTTGACCTAACACACTTGTATGGTCGTAACTGCCTGGAGCATATACACCGACTAGCTTGTCTTTGTACTTGCTGTTCATCCAAGCTCCTTGATTTCTAATTCAATGCGTGGGTTAGGGCTGTACTTCTTGCGAGCTCTTAAATCGCAAACGATACTGTCATCCGTCCACACGATACCCTTCTTGTCAACCTTGTTATATCCAGCGGTTGAGATGCTATCGAACAACGATTTGACAAGATTGTCAATATCGGGTTTTCTGGAATGCCAAAGTCTTTCATCCATGAATTTCTTGAATGTGTCCCACGTTTTAGCTCTAGCTTTTGGCGTGGGGTTTTTTGATACGTTCAGCGGGGCTTTCATGTAGAATGTGACATCAACCATAATCGGGCCGTCAAAGAATTGCCCATCATATTCTTGTTCGATAAGCTGCGAGCATTGACGCCGCCAAGCCTTCATTTTTGGGTCTTCATAGGTTCCAAACTTGCTGAATCGTGGCCTTGTTTGAGGTTTAGGCTCAATATTTAAAGTCATTTTCATGTTTTTACCCGATTAGAATGGCAAATCGTCACTGCTGATGTCAATAGGGTTTGCGTTACCGAATGGGCTGCCACCTTGTGCAAATCCTTGGTTTTGCGGTTGTGGTGCTTGCTGACCGTAAGGCCCTGCATAGCCGTTGCCATTGCCACCTTCACGCGCCGCTCGGCTTTCCAACATTTGAAAGTTCTCAGCGACAACCTCGGTTACATACACTCTTTGATCTTGCTGATTCTCGTAGCTACGGGTCTGAATGCGCCCAGTGATTCCAATCAATGCGCCTTTTTTAGCCCAGTTAGCCAAATTTTCAGCTTGCTGGCGCCAGATAACACAGTTAATAAAGTCTGTTTCACGCTCACCGTTAGCGTCTTTGAAGTTACGGTTAACCGCAAGGCTGAATGTGGCTACTGCGATGTTACTGGTCGTGTATTTTAGCTCTGGGTCACGGGTTAGGCGACCAACAAGGCAGACCGAATTTAACATAGTTTCTCTCCTTTTCTACTCACGATTTAAGAAATCGTCCAATGTTAGAACCTCATGTAGCTTTTTCTGTGACTTGCAATAATCGCAGTGCCCACACTTCTTAGGTTCTTCGTTTCCAAGCGATACTTGGTACACTCTAGGGGCGTGCTCTGTGATGTATTTAAGCCCTTCGTCCAGCCATTCTTCAGTCAACTCGATAATTTCCTTATCTGGCTGCTTCTCTTTCGATACGGCCACGATAAACGGCTTGAATGTTGGATAATCCATTTGTCGTAACAACTCTAAATAAGTCCCTAGTTGGACATGGTATTGAAACCCTAGAATGTTATTAACTGCCGTTGGTACTTTGGCCCGCAATTCCTCTGACCATTCCTTGGCCCAGATAGATTTCATGGTTTTTAAATCGACCACATAGCCTTTTGAAAAATTGATACTATCCAATTTGCCCTTGAATGGCACTCCAGCGATGAAACCAGTAACAATCTTTTCTTTTTCGACTTTGTCACCTTTCTTGCCGTGGTATAAGTTATTGAAAAGCGTGTCATCCTTGAGCGTGTCGATAACTTTCTCAGCAAGTTTGAAATCCGCTAGCAATCCATAAGGCTTGCGACTAGAGAACAACGCTTTTTTGTTGTCTTCTTTGAATTTTTCGTGAGCTTCTTCACTTTCAAAGTAGCTATGAACATAGTTCCCAAATAGTAGAGGTTTTTGATCTCGTTCATCATCCCAAACACCATCGTCGATAGCTTTAGCTCTAGCCTCGCATTTCACGTATTCCTTGAAACGACTTACAGACATATAGGTTTTGTCAGAATAATAATTATCATCCGTCAAGATTGTTAGTTCAGTCATTTTCTACCTCCTTGATTTTGGTTGAATCACCTTCAAACAAGCTGACTTCTTCGACGATTTCACCGGTCTCAGAATCTACACTTTTTTCTGTTTCAGATTCAGCTTCATCGCTCATGAGGTCGCCTAAAAGTGTTTGGGTGTCCTCGTTTTTTGGTGTAACATCGATAGGATCAGATTTAACTTCTTCAGTTTGATTATCCGAGATAAGCCCTTCTTGCATTTCAGTTGAAAGTGGGGCATATTTGCTCAAAATGCTCTTGAGTACGGTTTTTTGAGCCATAGCGTCAAAATCTGTTGACCAAGGCCCTCTTGCATAGGTCTTCGAAAAGCGTTTACCGTGTGATTCTGCTTGTTCTTTCGTCCAGAATGTCAGCTTTTTAAAGCCATTTACAAGCTCGAAAGTTGCAAAGTAGCCATAAACTTCGTCTTCTGGTTGGGTAAAATCAATGTCCAACGTTTCAAATAATGGGTCGTATGATTTGAATTGCGCTTTGTAGACCTTGCCAGAATTGATGGCCTTAAACTGACCAGAGCGGATAGCTAGCTGGATAAGTCCTTTGTAGCCTAATTGAAATTGTGCATCTTGCTTGTATGGCACGATGTAAGCAAAGCCCAAACTTGGCTCAATAGGTAGATTCAATACCGCTGCTTTCATTGCTGCCGTCATAATCGAAGTGTTACTTGCTCTTGCCAGTAAGTTGTTGTTGTTAACGATTGACAGTAGACTGGCCGTAAATTGTCGTTCATTGCCATTCAACACCTCTTGAAATTTCTGTTTGACTGCTGGTGTGTTAAAAAAATCTTTGTGTGCAAGTTGATTTGTCATGTTTTGTCTTCCTTTTTGTTTTGAATACCCTTTTTTCGCATTTTAAGGGTGCATAGTGCAATTTTAACGGTGTCGTAGTCTATTTATACCACCGAGTAAAACACACGCCTTAAAATCGATTTTAGAGGTGTTTTCTAGTGTGCGCTAAAAATCTGCGTTGATTTCTTAGCGAAATACATATATTCGTTAATTTTCTCGATGAACGAATACAAATCTAAATCATCCATCATTTTCTGTTTGTGCTCTTGTGAGAATACAAGGCCGTGAATGCGCTCGTAGTCTTCAAAGAGCTTTAGTTTTACTTCAATCTCTGTCAAAGCATCATCCTCTTGTCTTGTTGCGTTTTAAACTGGTAAACGTGCTCGTTCGTGGTTCCAAGTCCTGTCTTTTTGAATATCCTCGAATACACACGCTTGCCATAAGTACCCATGACATCCCGTGGGCTTAAGTTGGTTGTGATAATAGTCTTGGTACGCTTGTTCAAAATACTGTACAAGATGCCATTAGACCACTCTGTCACTTTTTCGGTTCCCAAATCATCGAGCACTAGCCATTCAGCTTCAGATATACGTCGGATATACTCAGCTTCGAGACTGAAATCCTCTTTGATTTTGGCTAATAGGTCAACCACATTGATGAATAGCCCCATCTTTTTCGTGTGATCAGACAATTCCTTAAGTGCTGAATAAGCTAGATGACTCTTGCCCACGCCAGTATCACCAATCAAAACAATGTTGTAGTCTTGACCGTCAAGATAGCCTTTGAGCTGGCTTCTAACGTTTTTCAAGTCCTCTTTTTGCTCTCTGGTAACTGCCTTGTAATTATCGAAGCTAGCATTTTTCAAGTCATCATCCAGTAAGCTGAAATCTTTGAGGAAGTATAAGCGTTTTTGTTCTTGCTCACGCTCATACTGCTCTTGTGCCTTGGTGGCATTCAACCGCTCTTGTTCTTCCCTATGGCACAGCTCACACACTGTGTAGGGTTTTGAGTTCGGAAACTGAATCGTGACATAGTGCCTCTGGTGCTTGTCGCAGTATTTATCGCTAGGCTTCATGTATTGCCTTCGCATTTGCTTGGCAGTGCTTTCTAAACTCATAGACTTCACCTCTAGTATTTGCTACAAGCTGGGCCAAATTTAACTGGTTGGTCGTCAAAACTTTTACGACTGTCAAATTGACGTTGTTCTTCATCTTGCTGGGCAACAGTACGAATCCCGTTTTGTGCCCAAGTTTTTAAGATAGAGTTGACATATCCAAATGAGCGTTTTGAGTTATCAGCGGCTCTATCTATGGCACGTTTGACCAACATGATTTCTAACTTATCGAAATCGATATAGCCTTTTAGTTTTTCCATTTGGTATCCGTCAATAGGTCCGATTCGTTCTTGATAATGTCTAAAAATATTAAAATCTGTTTGGTCATCAGCAGCAGAAGAAGAAAATTGACTAATTTCTGATGTTTCATCCTCTCTACTGTTAGATTTACTTAAATTAGATTTACTTATATTATCTTTACTTATATTGGGTAAACCAGTGGTTGCCGTTTGGTTTACCAGTGGTTTACCAGTGGTTTCATCGGTAGTTTCGTCTAGCAATTCTTTGTAAATGCTAGGTATATATCTGTCTTTTCTGACAGTGTTTTGTTCGTGGAAATCGACCACAAAATAAACCATTTCATCATTAAGAGGTTTTACAAATTGTTTGATCACTAGAAGCCCTAAGTTATCCTCGTTAGCTCCTATCATTCGTAGAATTGGGAATGCTTCCACCACTCCATCGTCATCGCAATTTTGGATGAGGTGAAAATAAAGAGCTTGTGCTTCTAGGGGCAATCGTAAGAATCGATGCGTTTGGGTAACGGTTTTGCTTATCATTCTACGGTTTCCCATTTTTACCTCCTGCGTAATAGTATTTCTGATTATCTGCCATATTTAATGCCTACCCTCCCACCACTTCAATTATTTAATTAATTATTCTTCCTCGCCTTCGTTGTATTTCTTAAAGCTCAATCCCAAAGTTGTGATGCCTGCTGCGATAACCAAGAGACCAAGAGTTGACATGATGCCCTCTTTCTCGCCAGTATGTGGGAGAACACCGCCGTAAACCGTCGTATTTGCCACCTCTTGTGGCTCAGAATCGTTTTTATATACGACCTCGGTAATTTCTACCTCTTTTGTCTTTGGAGCGTCTACGGGCTTGTTAGAAACCTTTTTAGGCTCTACTGGGATTTCAAGCTCTGGCAAATCGAGGATAGGTGCGTCATTTGGAATCACACCGCCGTCAAATGGTGGGAGTTCACGGACTTCTGGGATTCCAGGAATGCCGCCTTGGAACTCAGGTTTTTCATATTTCGGAGCGTCGTTTGGAACCGTACCGATAGGTTCGGTATACTCCGGAAGTTCACGGACTTCGGGAATGCCAGGGATACCACCCTTAAATTCCGGTTTCTCGTATTTAGGGGCATCGTTTGGCACCTCGTAAGTTGGTTCTGGTTTGTTTTCGCCGGACGCATCACCACGTCCACCGACAAGTTGAATCTTCGTATATGAAACAGCACCGTCTGATTCAGCCTTGAGTTCAATCTTGTTAGTAGGATTGGTTGAGCCCTTAACAGCGTTTACAAGCTTAGTCTTGTAGTACAAGTAAACCATTCGGTCTAGTCTATCCATTTTGATTTCAAATCCATGATCAGATTTTGAGATAGACTTAACTAAGTCCATAGCTGAACCTTTGTCAATCCAAGGATCTAAACTTTCAATGTTCTTAATTTCAAAGTAATCATCAACTAACTTTTGATTATCGCTCATGGTATCAATGATTGATACATAGTTTAGTACACGTTTGGCATAGTTAACACGGGCTGTCCAATTAATCACAGTAGGGTCTTCTTTGTCTTGGAATCCCCATTTAGCAATAAGCTCATCCTTGCCAATAACTCCCTCTTCACCTACATTAGCCGTTACCACAGTACCGTTAAAGTTGACATTTACTGGCTTGCCAGATACAACTTTATCTGTCCAACTTGCATCTAGTTTCAAGTTCATGATCTTATTCAAAGGGTGTGATTTGAAATAGCCATTGAATACAGTTGTCACCTTGTTAGTGGTAGCATCCGCTGTAGCTTTCCCAACCACTGCTTTATCTGGATTGTGCACATCGAACTCGTAAGAGGTTTGGAATTTCACTTCTTCGGGCAAGTCAAAAGTAACTTTGTCCCCCTCATTCACCGGAACATCATCCGGGATTTTAATGTCTTTATACTCAACCTCGAACGGGCTATACTTTCCGTTACCGTTCGGGAAAGTAACCTCAACGTTTGGGTTTTCAACGTTGATTGTGTCGCCCGTTTTAGTCACTGTAGTAGGTGCTGCTGGTGTTTCCACTACTGGTTGAGCTACTTCTGTAGTTGTTGCTGGTGCTGATTCGGTAGCAACCGCTGGTGTTTCTACTGGTGCCACCGTTTCGCTAGGTGTTACTGTCACGTTGCCAGCATTGTCAGCCGTATAGACATTAGACACCGCCGGTTGAGCGTCAACTACTGGCTGTGTTGTTTCATCCGCTGATACTGACCCAGCTCCAATCAATAGAGCTGTAGCAATGGCAAGTGTGCCACACAAGCCAAATGCTTTAGTTTTTACGTAGCTAGGTTTTGAAGTTGTTTGAGTATTGAAGTTAGACATGATATAATCTCCTTGGTAATTAATTTATCTAGCACGGGCCCTTACCCGTGTTTTTTTGTGCCTTCAACGTGCACCCATAGCCCCACCGTGTCATGTTTTTCAATGTTTTATTAGACTTTTTGGGGAAGATTAGGAAAAAAGTAATTTAGTAAAGTTTTTTGGGGAAAAATTATGGGTATAAGTTACACTCCACGGCAGGGCCGTGGCTGCACGCTGAAAGATTGACGTTAGTTTGTATATTTCTGCTCGAGCCTTTTGCTCTTTTCCTCTGGGGTTTCGACCACCTCGAAAAAGCATTCTGGCTCTTTCGGTTTCTTCTTGGAAAAAAGTTTTCTTAGTAGCTTCATGAGTTACCCCACTAACTGATCTAATGGCAATCCGTGGTCAGCGTTAAACTCTCGGACCTTTTCATCAATCATTCGATGTGGACGAACTTCAAATACTTCCACTCGCTCGTTTTGTTTTTTAGACCAAATCCAATTAATAAGTTTTTTCATTTTGCTTCTCCTTTTTGATTAAAATACATGGACACCACGCTCAGCCCATTTGTCACGCAAACGGTTTTGAGCGTCACCGTTATAGCTGCAGATATAGAACGCCAAACCAAGATTTTCATTGCTGTGGCGTTTGTTGATGAGTTCTTCTTTGTAAGCCTCAGCGAACGCTTTGACCTCGTCCAAGTTTTCACCGCATGGGTAGAATAACCAGTCGTTATCTACCACAACGTGCCAGTTATTACCGAGTACAGTTTCGATTTTCTTATATTCAAATTCAGACATGATGTTGCTTTCCTTTCTTCTTTTCCCTAACCGCACTAGAGAACTAGTGAGGATTTTTTTCATAGATTTATATATTTAAGGAGACAATTATGAATATCAAATCGTTGTAGTTTCAGGTAGGTATTGCTTATATCTCCTCACTAGCTCACTTCTGCGGCCAGGGATGTTAATGTTATTTGAATCTGTTTCTGGTTTTCCATTCTATGAAGGATTTAAAACCTTCGTAGTTGATGAAAACTAGTTTATGTGTCGGGTTGAATACGTAGTCCCGAAAATCTTTGTTATCCCTCATTTCTCTAATGAGGTTCTTTGCCATCGACTTCCCTAGACCTTCCCACCGTTGCATGAGGTGGTCGTAATCTCCCCACTCAGCCGTTTCATTGATTCCGACCGCTTTGTAGGTTATTTTCATTTGTTTAAGCTCCTTTCATAATTTTAATTATGAAGTTCAAGCTCTTGAACTTTGTAGTTAAAAAAATATTCTACAATCTCATTAGGTGAGATTTCTAATAGTTCAGCAGCTTTTGCAATTTCATCGTTTTTCCAACTTGACTTCCCGTTAATCTTAAACGAAAACGTTGTCGGAGTTAAGCCGATGGCTTTTGCGAAATCTTCTTGCGTTCCATATTTTTCAATGATACGCCCTTTTAATTTAGCGTAGTTAAATCTCATCGAGTTCTCCTTTCTAAGTTCAATCTCTTGAACTTTATGGTTTTATTTTAATCCTTCTCTTTTTATTTGTCAACAGTTTTTGTTCAATTTTTTGAACTTTTTTTCGATTTTTCTTGAACTTTTTTATTTTCTACTATATAATGTACTCATAAAGGAAAAGGAAAAAATATGAAAAATACTACTGCTTCACGTTTGCAACAAGTGATGAGCGAACGAAATTTAAAACAAGTTGACGTAATTTCCCTTTCAAAAGCACACCAAAAAGAATTGGGCGTAAAACTTGGAAAGAGTGCTTTGTCTCAATATATCAACGGGAAATCAACACCAGACCAAGAAAAGTTAGTGCTACTCGCTAGAACTTTAGGGGTATCTGAGGCGTGGCTCATGGGGTATGATGTCCCTATGACTAAAGATTCACAACCAACCCACGCCCACGACATCGATAACATCATCGATAATGCAATGATGTTCGACGGTAAACCATTGAGCGAACATGACAAGCGTGCCATTCGTGGCATAATTGCCGGCTATATGAACAGCAAAGAGAAGTGAGGTGCTATGACTGAAAATGAATTGCTTGAGCAGTTCAATGTCTCTATCTGCGAGTTTAGCTCTAACGAGTGGCCTCGAAACGGCTTTCTCGACCCAATAAACAGGGTGGTTTATATCAATAAGGATTTAGCCCCAGAAATACGTTTAAAGGTAATTCTGCATGAGTTGGGCCACCTAGAGCACAATTCTAAAGACTATGAGCGTTTGCGTGAGAAATACGAAGCTCACGCCAATAGAGACATGATCCGTGGATTGCTCGAAAACGAATCCCTGGACGATTTTAATTACGTCCGTTTTATGAACAAATATAATCTCACCACGATTTGCGATGAGACTTTTGTAAAGGATGAATTTCTAAAAATGATGAGGTAACATTATGAATTTATTAACAGTTCAAACTCAATTAATGCAGGCGGGCGTCCCTAAGATGTTTGGCACTCGAAAAGAGGTTAACTACCTACCGCAATTACTATCAGACGACGAGGTGATACAATATGCCGCATCTGGATTTTATGACGGCAACACTGTCTTAATTGTTTTAACTCAAAAACGCATTATGTTTGTCGACAAAGGAATGATTTATGGTGTTCAAACTTCTGAAATCCCTCTTGATATGGTCAATGGGGTATCGGATAAATGCGGGGTTCTCTTAGGTGAAATTTCAGTCATGAATGGTGTGTCCTGGGCGCATATCAAGAATATCCCAAAAATCGCCGTACCAGTTCTATCTGACAAGATAAAACGTGCGTCAGAAGCATACAAACAAAGTCTATATAGACCTCAAATAGAAGTGAGCCAGAACAGTCAGCCACTATCGCAGAATTTAATCGCTGACGAATTGATTAAATTAAAATCATTGGTTGATAACGGCGTACTCACTGAGGAAGAATTTCAAGCACAGAAAACTAAATTATTATCACAATAAAAAAAGCCCTATAATCTCCCTCGCCAAAGTTAGATTATAGAGCTTATGCATCACAGAAAAAATCATGTAAACTGAGAGCAGTCTTACAAGCCTTTTTCTGTACCCATTTTACCAAAATTAAGGAGTTATGACAATGTGGGTAGAACAATTACCAAACGAGAAATATAAATATTTCGAAAGATACAAGGATCCTTACACTGAGAAATGGAAACGAGTGTCTGTAACGCTTAACAGTGCGTCTAATCGAGCAAAGAAAGAAGCTCAACGCTTGCTTGATGATAAGATAGCTGAGAAGATGTCTGGCTTAAACACTACCGACGCATCATTTAACGATGTGTTGAACGAGTGGTGGGAATTTCACAAGAAAGGTATTCGAAGAACCTCGATTAGTTCCATGACTAGCAATGTCAGATATGTTGCAGAGAATTTCGCTGTAGATGTCAAAATAGCAAACATTGATACACACTATATCCAACGCTTTATTAATGATGCCGATATTCCACGTTCAATCCTTGAGCGTGTTAAATCTATATTGAATCTAACCTTCGATTACGCTTGCACCGTTGGTTATATTCCTAGCAATCCTGCAAGGCAAGCAAAACTTCCCAAGAAACAACAAACGATGGAAGATTACGACAAGATAAGAAATAAGTTTCTAGAGATAGACACTGAACTACTACCACTTCTGGCAGAATTACGAAAACAGAAACGCACCTACAGAAACGCAATCCTTGCCGAGTTCCTTTTTGTTAGTGGTGCAAGGATTGGCGAAGCGGTAGCTCTTGAGACATGCAACTACAGGAGGGAGGATGGCTACCTTGATATTTTTGGCACTCTGGATAGCGTCCAGGGCTACAAGAGAGCGAAAAAGGAACCACCTAAAACGCCAGCCGGCTACCGTAGCAATAAGCTGACTAAACGCGAAATAGAATTGCTGGATGAAGCTATACAGATTCGTGATCTAAACAAGTCGCTATCAGACGATTGGGTGGCCATGGATAGAGATTATATTTTTGTGACCGACAAAGGAGTGCCACTTCAACGGAACTCCTTCAACAACTCTATTCAAGCTGCTAACAAGAGACTGGATAAGCCGATTAATAAACCAATATCATCTCACATATTCAGACACACGCTGGTCAGCTATCTGGCTGAGAATGGCGTCCCATTAAAGGCCATTATGGACAGGGTTGGGCATGATGACAGTGATACCACGATGAAGATTTATACCCACGTCACCAACAAAATGAAAAATAAGGTGGTTGAAATCATTGATAACTTGCCCCTTTCTTGCCCCTTAGAATAAAAAAAGACCTATCCATCAAGGTTAAATTCTTGATATGATAGGCTTTTTATTTGTTTATTATTTTACTGTGCGGGAAAGTTAATCGGTTTTTAAATGCGTATATAATAGGAAGAAAACCTATTAAATAAGGACATATGCGTGTAAGATGTAGACGGTAAAACGCACATAAAGTTACTAAAGTTTACACTTATTGCCCCTTATTTGCCCCTTTTTATAAAAAAAGACTTGGCAGCATGAGCTACCAAGCGGCATGAAAAAAAAC